AGGTCTGGACCAATAAACAAAGTAGGTGCTGGAGTACCCTTCTTATGAGGCGGCTCTATAAGTATATCTTCAGTTACATAACCAATCAATCCATTATCAAAGTTCTTCTGCCATTGTGCTTTCGTACGAGGCCATCCACCAAAAGCTACCTTTCCAGCCGCTTTCATAGCAACGAAATCATCATCACATAGAGCAGCAGCACCATCAGGGGCCAACCCCATTTCCACCATTTCAATCATCCACTCAAGAGCTTCGACACCAGCATCACTGTTCAGAGTAGTCTTAGTATGGTCTCCATCTTCATATAAATTTGCTCCAAACATTTGGAAGTTTACAAGAGTATAATAATCACCAGAACCACCCTTTGCAAAAAATGCGATGGGGTATACTCCATCCAATTCACCAATCGCTTCCGCTACTGTCATAAAATCATCCATATACCATTCTCGATTATCTCCAGTAATAGGCACAAGACTGGATACTCCTGCCCTTTCCAACATAACAGGATTTACTCCCCAATTTCTAGCACCATAAGGGAAAGGATAACCAATTAGATTTCCATCTATTGAACAAAGTTCTAATACACTAGGAATATAGTCATCCAAATCTACTTGAGGCAAAGTACCAGTCAGAGACTCAAGTGCTCCTTGATACCAATAAGAGCCAGCTCTTCCCTGATAACCTTTCACAACATCTGGAGTACTATTCCCCACAATAGCCATCATCATCTTCTCAGCCATATTACCAGCTGGAATATACTCTCTAACTATATCAACATCTGGATTAAGAGCTTCAAATTTTAGAACATTTGCTAAATCATTACCAAGAGTAGGAGCTTCCTCACTCCAATACGTAATTGTCCTTTTACCAATTGCCACAAAATTCATCAAACCAAGTATCAAACTCACCGCTAAAATTCCTACTAAAATCTTTTTTCGCATTATCAAACCTCCTAGGTTTATCTATGCTTTTTTAGAAATTTGTATTCCTCTACCTCCCTTACTAATTTTCTCTCTTTCCAATCTTCTCGCCATATATACTCTAGCTAAGAATAAATCATCTCCATTATGCATATCAACCATCTCTTCTGGAAGAGCCTCAATATACGCAGTTTTTCCAGTAAGTGGTTGTGTAGTACATATAGATGGCATCCCCGTAATAGTAGGTGCTCCTTCACTAAACATTTCAGGCCATTCTTGTCTATCCATCCCACCAAGATTCATCACTGGATATATTCTACCAGTCGTAGGATTTATAATATGGAGATATTCATGGAACCTATGTACTGTTATCACTCTACCAGCTTCCTCATCTTCAAAGAACTTCTCGATTAAACGGTTGAATATTTCAGTAGTAACCATAGGCTCATTCGCACCTATATTTACCCAAATATCTGCAATATAACCTTCTTCTTGTTCCAGATGGAAATCAGCTAATCCCATAGTACCAGAATAGACTAAACTATCCCTACACAATAACGAACGTGGCTTCGTCCTTTTAAACATCCCTTTGGTATAATCACGTGGCATATTAAGGGATGAAGCTAAAGGGCGATCAACTACTACAACACCACCTATCTTATATAATAGTTCCTTAATCTCTCTTGAATCAGTAACTACCGCAATCTTGTTTATATAGTGGCAACCTTTAACTGCCTCAAGTACCCACTGAAAACAAGGTTTTCCACATATATCCCAGAGTGCTCTATTTGGATGTTCTCCATGAATACTACCTTCTTTTCTTACTTGGCAAAATCCTAGAATATTATACTTTCTAATCTCTTTTTCTAATGCTCTCATACTATCCTCCTATAACCTTCTCCAATGAAATATTTCTGGATATCAAACCCATAACTACCAAATACTTCTACCAAACATCTGGTTCCATATCTAGCTCTAATATACCAACTTCCCATATTGCCTTGGCGTTCACTAGCGAGTAGCCCAGCAGCTACTTCATTCTTTGCATTCCATTCTGGAGGAAAAGAATTAAATATTTCTACATAAGTATGGGTTCCATCTTTGGAACTAGCTTCATCACAACCAGCTAGAGTTATCTTTCTAGCACCCAATATCATAGCCGCTTGGATGCCAGCATGCGATACTGTATTTAATGATGGATAAATAGTAGGTACCTTATTCACAATAGATTCAACTACAATTTTCAATCTTTTCTTTATCTCATCAATAGGTGGAAATGGATGACTATCATACCATTTCATATAAATAGGCTTATCTCCACAATCTTCTATCCAATTAAGTCTCCAATCATGAGCATACTTCTCATTACTTCCTTGCCATGCTTTATGAGTCTTTGCAAGTTCATCTGTAAATTGAGGATAACATAGTATTAGCTTCTCCAATAATGCAGGATGATTCTGTTTAACATCATCCCAAATATGTCCATGAATCGAGCAATTAAAAGTACAATTAGGAAATAATAGATAAGCTTCGTTTAGACCTATGAATATTTTATCATCAAAAAACCCTTTTGGGAAGTCACCTATACTTGGACCACATCCTACTACCCAAATCTCCTCTCCAGAATAGATGTCTCTTAAGTCTTCAATATGTCTCATACTATTTTATTTTCTCCTATACTATAACTTCCATAAGACTTAAAGAAGTATCTAACTATCTCTATATCATATTTATCAAATGCTATAGCAAGAAACCCAACTTCTTTTTTGTATGCAACGAACATTGTATCCCACATAATATTCCACCATTCTTGAGTATGGTCAATCCCCAACTTCTTACGATCATCAAGTACTCTATCAAAATACTCTGCTTCACTCTGAGAATGATGAACTATACCAATTCTTTCCGCTCCACATCCAACCAGAAAAATCTTTTTTGCACCGAGGACAGCAGCAACTTGAATAGCAAAAGACAATGTAGTAATATTAAGTACATAAATCTTAGATGTCTTTTCAATAATATTCTTAGCAACTTCATCATAAGATTCCTGAACAAAATAATAAAGTGGGTTCCATTTCATAAAATAAGGAAGTTGCTCTTCTTTAATTAACTTCCAATCTACAATATCAATCTCTGTATTGAACTGTGCGATTGATGGTAGTTGTCTTCTTACACCAAGTGCTACTACCTCGCTTGATATAGGACCAGTCCAAGCACTAACCATATCCTCAATATCCCAACCACTTTGAAAGTCTGGGAATCTCTCCACATCTATATGTGGGATAGCTCTTGGTATAGCACCAATAATACTTTTCTTAAGCAAAGATATATCTTCATTAAACTCATGTATATTACCATGAGTCTGACTAACATTATACGTATAGCTTGGAATATTTATATAAGAAGCATTAACTGTAATAACAATCTTATCATTGAAGAAATCCTCTGGAAAATCATCTAAACTAGGGCCACAACCAACTACCCAAATCTCTCTTCCACCAAATTTATCACGCAGACTTTCTAAATACTTCATCAGCCAACTCCCTAAATCCATTCTGAAATTCATACTTGGATTTGTGATAATATTCTAAAATTTTAATACCATAAGGTCTAAATACTCTAGCTAATAAGATAGTCCCATTTCTATAAATGGGAAACTTATCCACAAGTCCTTTCTGATCATCTTCGCACCATTGAACACCATTCCAATTTTCAGAATCTCTAGCAGTCTTTTCATAAGATTCCGATATTCTCTTGGAGTAAAATCTATCTTTTGTTGTTCTAGCTTCCCCACCAACCAAGATAACACGTTTTGCACCCATAACAATAGCTGCCATTAATGCAGAATGAAGAATAGTCCCTGCTCCACCATAGAGACAATCATTCCTTTTCTCCATAATACACTTTGCAAACTCCACCCATTTATCTTCTTGCAAAGAAGAACGATCATCATTCTCTCTCATATACAATGTCTTATTAGCTTTATCCCCAATTTGCCCCCTATACTTTGTTCCCTCTACAATGCATCTATCAAGGAATTCTGGATGCTGATTCCCAATATCCTTAATTACATCTTTACATAGTATATAAGTAAAATCTGGAAATGCTTCATAATGAGAGACTACAATAGATATCTTATCTTTAAAGAAGTTATCTGGTAAATCATCTATGCTGGGCCCCATTCCAATAACCCATATCTCTTCTCCCTTATGTCTATCTCTTATTGTTTCTATTGGCTTCAAATCTCAAGCTCCTTATAATGCACTTTCTGAGCCTTATATGCCCATACCTTTGAAAACCACATAGATAGGTTAATATCCTTAATACTCATCTCTTCTTGAGTAATAATATCCAAATAAGATTTATGCCATAAATGATACATTGAAATTTGGTCATCAATCCATCTGAGAGCATAACCATCTTCTATTAAACAATCTCTCATCACAGAATCATCTGCTCCCCAAACCTTAAAACTTTCATCAAATGGATGAATTATTAATCTATGGTGGTCAATACACTGAAATCCACCAGCAGTAAAATCTTTTGATAAATGATAATTCTTCTCTAATTCAGGAATCATACTCAAAGAAACATCATCTCCAAAATCTTTATCAACATATTTACAATGACATTGAAGAAACGTTTTTTGAGCTACATTATTCCTAACTATTCTCACCATATTAGAACTAAAAATCATATCCAAATCTGTGGATAGAATATACTTACCAGAAGCAACTTTTATTCCTTCATTAATCGCTCTCGACCTACACCAGAATTTCTCTCCAGTATGTCTGATCAATTTACAATTAGAAAATTTAGAACAAATATCTTTTATCTCTGGAACAAACTTTAAATCACTATCTAAATCAGAAACTATAATCTCATAATCGTTATCTTTTTGATAACCTACATCTAAACTTCTCAGACAAGAAAGTAATCTCTTTGTAGTTCTCTTAATTCTATCCTCAAATTTAACTGGAATAATGACGCTAAGAAACATCAGCTTCTTCTTTGACTGGGAGTCTAACATAAGTAGAAGACTTTATCCAATTCTTCAAATCTGTATTTCTAATACCTTTCCACAATTGCTTTCTATCTATATTCTTTTTCCTTGCATTTTGAATAGTGTGAGAACGATACCTTACTAAATCCTCAACTCTAGTATCCATTGAATGCTTATCGCCAGCTATTCTAAAACGACAAGAAATTTCTTTAATATTATATTGCTTAACTCTCATAGCCGTAAAAGTCATCATATCGAAAATAGCAAGAGTAAGCATCTTATAATCTTTTCCAAATTTCTCTACATCTGGAACAAAATTGAGAACTAATGTTTCCTTATCCTCAATTTCAGTAGAAATTAATATCCCAAAACCAGTCAATTTGACACTACTTTCTATTAGCACCAACTCTTCTTCGATATTCTTAGGTTGATTCTCAAACTTGGTCATATTTTGACTCCTTTTTAAGTACCTTCTATATTCTCCACATCAAATTCATAATATGAGATATTTCCTGTAAATTCATCTAAACGTGGAACTTTTCTCTTTACAGTATAACTCATCCCAGAAACAAAAGCTATGTCTCCTTCTGCAATATCATCCAGAGCATACATTCTAAATCCAGTAGTCTCGACAGCTCCAGGAATACCCACGCCAGAGGTAATACCCTTACGACTCAACCTAGCTCTAATCTCCTTAACTTCAGACCACTTCTCAATAGGAGAACCATCAGGTTCAGTAGCTTCTACCGAAACTTCACCTGATGTGAATCCAGATGCAGTCATCGCAGTTACAGTGTCAAAAGTTTCCGAAGTAATTCTATATGCTTCGGCTATTCCAGTAGCTACAAGAATAGTATCATTCACAGCTGAACTTGACAGAGAACCATAAATCATAATCGTAACTCCACCGACGAGAGAATCAAAGGTAAACTTTAGAGCAGCTTCTCTAGACGGCTGTCTATCAATAGTAACAATTGAAACTATATCATCTTCGTCATGAATTAAACTCGTATAAGTATAAATCTTTGCATAAGTATTCAAAGACGCTAATAGAGATAAATTCTTCATTTTATGTAATCTTTCCCCGATACAATATAAGTTCCTCCTTAAAAGGTTCCAATAAACTTGGGTTTAAACGAGTTGAAAGATCGCCTAGTCTATATTGAATCAATCCTTCTTTTCCCTGCCTCGATATTATAGCATCAATAATCGCGTAGACTATTCCTTTTATACCTCCAGGAACATCATCTGATTCGTATCCTCCGTAATATGTAACTTCAACTGATTCAATTTCTGGAGTAAAATATCTTTGACTTAAAAGAACAATAGCTCCAGATTCCTCTTTTACTTTATATTTATCAGAACTAACTAATGAACCATAATCTGTAACAGCAGCTACAGATATAATAGGAAGATTCTTCAATACTACTCTATCTGTAGTATAAGTATAAATATCAAAGTATTCAGTATAAGTAGTAGCAGCAATAGTCCTGTCTAAGGAAGTCTCAACAAGATTAGATACTCTAGAATTGAATTTCCTTAACTGAGGATCATATGCAGTCTCATCAAGATCAATCCCTATATATAATTTGATATCATCTAGCGTGACCAGCAAACTCATCTAAACACCTCCATTATCCTCCATAAATTGGCATCACAGTTATTCTCATTACATCAATATGTACGTCGTCGCTATCAGTATACTCCCACTTAACTATAAGAGAACTTCTATCAGTAATACCTGATATAGTCCAATCATATATGTATATCCCTTCGGATTCTCTAGTTGGTGCAACTTCTGCTAGAATTATAGTACCACTATCATTTATTACTGATACAGTAATACCTGCAGGAGTAGCCAAATCGTTCCCAAAATTTCTAACTTCTGCTTTTAATCTAATTGTATCTCCTATGACATACGTCTCCGACGACATTATACTCTCACCTTCTTATTCCAAACTTCTGTCTTAGTTTTATATCCTAACACACTTGATTCAGTTTGATACTTAAGAGCGTCCGTAGAAGTCAAGTATCTTAGAATACTCAAAATTGTATATATAATTAATTCATATATCGCTTCTACTACAGCTTCTTCAAGTCCAAGCTCTTCAGCTATTGTTTCCTCTACCTTGAATGTCAAACTTTCTAATAGTCCAATCTTCTCAGAAACATTTACATAAACTGTACCAACTCTACGCCAATCCTCTAACAAGCCTAATAAGTCATCTATAGATGTTGACCCACTATAAGATAGTCTTTCTAAATTACCTATAATATCCTCTATCTGTGTAAACGAAGTGAAGTGAAACTCACTCAATAATCCAAGATTCTCTGTAATAGAAATTATATCTAACATCTGTGGAATAGATTCTAGTAATCCAAGAGAATCAGTAATAGAAATTATATCTAATATTTGTGGAATAGATTCTAATAAACCAAGAGAATCAGTTATCTTCTCTACTATATCAGGAGATAATGTCTCAAGTAATCCTAACCTCTCGGTTATCTTTTCTACTATATCAGGAGAAAGAGTAGATAACAAACCAACAGACTCAATTATCTTCTCAACAATATCAGGAGAAAGAATCTCAAGCAATCCTAATTTCTCGGTTATCTTCTCTATCATCTTAGGAGAAATAGTCTCAAGTAATCCAAGAGAATCAGTAATAGAAATTATGTCTAACATCTGTGGAATAGATTCTAATAAACCAAGATACTCTGTTATCTTACCTACCATCTTAGGAGAAAGAGTAGATAATAAACCAAGATACTCAGTTATCTTCTCTATCATCTTAGGAGATAATGTCTCAAGTAGTCCTAACTTCTCGGTTATCTTTCCAACAATATCAGGAGAAAGAGTAGACAATAATCCAAGATTCTCTGTAATAGAAATTATATCTAACATCTGTGGAATAGATTCTAACAATCCAAGATTCTCTGTAATAGAAATTATATCTAACATCTGTGGAATAGATTCTAATAATCCAAGAGACTCAGTAATAGCTAACACAATACCACCATAAATAACTAAATCATCTAATAATCCAACAGATTCAATTATCTTCTCTACTATATCAGGAGATAATGTCCCAAGTAATTCTAAACTCTCAGTAATAGAAACTATATCCTTTATCTGAGGAAGTGCTTCTAATAATCCAACAGATTCAATTATCTTCTCTACTATATCAGGAGATAATGTCCCAAGTAATTCTAAACTCTCAGTAATAGAAACTATATCCTTTATCTGAGGAAGTGCTTCTAATAAACCAAGAGACTCGGTTATCTTCTCTATCATCTTAGGAGAAAGAGTAGATAATAAGCCAATAGATTCGGTTATCTTCTCTACTATATCAGGAGAAAGAGTAGACAATAAGCCAAGAGAATCAACTATCTTCTCTACTATATCAGGAGAAAGAGTAGATAATAAGCCAAGAGATTCAGTTATCTTTTCTACCATATCAGGAGAAAGTGTTTCAAGCACTCCAAGGGAATCAGTTATCTTCTCTATCATCTTAGGAGATAATGCTTCAAGTAATCCAAGAGATTCGGTTATCTTCTCTACTATATCAGGAGAAAGAGTAGATAATAAACCAATAGATTCGGTTATCTTTTCTATCATCTTAGGAGAAAGAGTAGATAATAAACCAAGAGACTCGGTTATCTTTTCTATCATCTTAGGAGAAAGAGTAGATAATAAACCTAAACTCTCAGTAATAGAAATTATGTCTAACATCTGTGGAAGTGATTCTAACAAGCCTAAATTCTCTGTAATAGAAACTATATCTAATATTTGTGGGAGTGACTCTAACAATCCAAGAGACTCGGTTATCTTCTCTACTATATCAGGAGATAAAGTAGATAATAAGCCAAGAGACTCAGTTATCTTCTCTACTATATCAGGGGAAAGAGTCTCAAGTAGCTCAATATTCTCAGTAATACTCTCTATCATCTTAGGAGAAAGAGTAGATAATAATCCTAAATTCTCTACAATAGAAATTATATCTAATATCTGCGGAATATCTACTAACAAACCGAGAATATCATCAATACTCTCTATCATCTTAGGAGATAATGTCTCAAGTAGTCCAATAGACTCAGTTATCTTCTCTACTATATCAGGGGAAAGAGTCTCAAGTAGTCCTAACTTTTCAGTAATAGAAATTATATCTAATATTTGTGGAATATCTGCTAATAATCCTAACTTCTCGGTAATAGAAATTATATCTAACATCTGTGGAATAGATTCTAGTAATCCTAACTTCTCAGTTATTTTCTCTACTATATCAGGAGAAAGAGTAGACAATAAGCCAAGAGAATCAACTATCTTCTCTACTATATCAGGAGATAATGTCTCAAGCAATCCTAAATTCTCGATTATCTTACCTACCATCTTAGGAGATAATGTCTCAAGTAATTCTAAACTCTCAGTAATAGAAATTATATCTAATATTTGTGGAATATCTGCTAATAAACCAAGAGAATCAGTTATCTTCTCTATTATGCCAGGAGATAATGTCCCAAGTAATCCAAAATTCTCAGTTATTTTCTCTACTATATCAGGAGATAAAGTAGATAATAAGCCAAGAGACTCAGTTATCTTCTCTACTATATCAGGAGAAAGAGTAGATAACAAACCTAAACTCTCAGTAATGGAAACTATATCCGATAACTGAGGAAGTGCCTCTAATAGTCCAATAGATTCGATTATCTTTTCTATCATCTTAGGAGAAAGAGTAGATAACAAACCAAGAGATTCAGTTATCTTCTCTATCATCTTAGGAGATAATGTCTCAAGTAATTCTAACTTCTCAGTTATCTTTTCTATCATCTTAGGAGAAAGAGTAGATAGTAATCCAAGATTCTCTGTAATAGAAATTATATCTAACATCTGTGGAATAGATTCTAGTAATCCAAGATTCTCAGTTATCTTTCCAACAATATCGGAAGATAATGTCTCAAGTAGTCCTAACTTCTCTGTTATCCTCTCAACTACGTCAGGAGAAAGAGTAGATAGTAAACCTAAACTCTCAGTTATTTTCTCTACTATATCAGGAGATAATGTCTCAAGTAATCCTAGGGAATCAGTAATAGAGATTATATCTAATATTTGTGGAAGTGCCTCTAATAAACCAAGAATATCTGTAATACTCTCTATCATCTTAGTAGAAAGAGTAGACAATAAGCCAAGAGATTCAGTTATCTTTTCAACAATATCAGGAGAAATAGCCTCCAATAAACCAAGAGATTCAGTTATCTTATCAACTACATCAGGAGAAAGAGTAGATAATAAATCTAAACTCTCAGTAATAGAAATTATATCTAACATCTGTGGAAGTGATTCCAACAAACCTAAATTCTCTGTAATAGAAATTATATCCAATAACTGAGGAATATCTACTAATAAACCAAGAGACTCAGTTATCTTCTCTAATATATTAGGAGAAGTGGCAGATAACAATCCTACATCATCAGATACAGAAAAACTACCTAACGAAATATGAGTTTCTAATAATCCAATATTATCAGCAATAGGAACAATATCTAGCATCTGAGGAACATCATCTAACAATCCAACAATGTCACTAATACTAAGTGTATTAGCCGTCGCCATCGTAAAATTAGCAACTGCTGAATAATCTCCCCAAACTGTTCCATCATAAGCTCTTATTTTCCAATAATATTTCGTACCACCTTGAGCAAGGACTGTCCCCGCGTAGCTTACCGCCGCACATCTATTGCCACTCGTGCAATCTGCAATATCGACTGAACCCGAATCCCACATCTCAACGCCATCAAAAGCCTCAGTCGTATTAACTAGGATTTGAACGTGGGTTAAGTCATCACTATCAGGGTCAGAAAGAACTGCTGTAAACTCAGGAGTTAAATCAGTTACACCAGTAGGATTAGTAGCTTCTTCGCATTCCAGAGAGGTAGGAGCAGAAGGAGCTTGATTTGGAACTTGCATCGTAAAAGTAGCTTCTTCCGTTGACCAGTCAGTCCATTCATCATCCAAATTCTGTGCTTTTATCCGCCAATAATACTTCGTACCATCCAAGGCAAGTGCATCGCCGGCATAACTAACTGTGGCGCACCTAATGTTAAAAGCTACTTCAGTAATAGCAATAGAAGCAGATTGCCACATATCATGAGCACCTTTTGATGTGCCTACTTCTATCATTACGTGGTCAAAACTATCTCCTGGGTCATCCGAATATAGTTTCGCAGTAAATTCAGGAGTTAAATCCGTTACGCCAGTAGGATTAGTCGCTCCTTCGCATTCAAGGTCGTTTGGATTAGAAGCTGCATCCAGCTCATAAACATCATCCGGATAACCATCACAATGCCAAATAGTATTAGCATCTCCACCAATACCAAAGGGATTTCTTGCTGGAGAATCAGCATTTCTTACTGTTGAGAAATCAGTTGTGCTTAGCTCATAAACATCATCTGAAATACTATCACAATGCCAAATAGTATTAGCATCTCCACCTATGCCATTTGGGGCAGAATAAGGAGAATTAGCATTTCTTACTGTGGAGAAATCTGTCGTAGAGAGCTCATATATATCATCAGGACGGGGGTCACAATGCCAAATAGTATTAGCATCTCCTCCAATACCAAAAGGAAAGGTTGAAGGAGAATCAGCATTTCTTACTGTTGAGAAATCAGTTGTGCTTAGCTCATAAACATCATCTGAAATACTATCACAATGCCAAATAGTATTAGCGTCTCCGCCAATACCCGAGGGATTTGTTGATGGAGAATCAGCATTTCTTACTGTGGATAAGTCTGTGGTGGAAAGTTCATATACATCCTTCGTCTCAGCATCACAATGCCAAATAGTATTTGCATCTCCTCCTATACCAGTAGGATTTGTTGATGGAGAATTAGCATTTCTTAAACTGCCACCAAAAGCCATTATTTACACCTTTGAGACATTGAGCTCATCCTCGCTCGTCAGCTTTCTTGGAGTATGCTTTCTAATGCCCAAAATCTTTTTTTTCTCAAATAAATCTTTTTTAATCGCCTTCTCTTCCCAACCAACATAATCGTCCAAGTTGATGTTTTTCTGCTCCATATGCAGCCTAAACAGTTCAGGCTCTTTAATTGTATATCTCTCCAAGTTCAAGGAATCAATCGCAGCATTTATCTCAATCTTTCCGCTCAGAATTGTGATGCCAAGAACATTCTGATACTGCTTTACGTCCCTGCCATCTTTTATCACCCTAATCTCCCTCGCTGGAACAGATTCTAAATCCTGCCAGCCACGACAAGGAAGATTTGGGTCACGAGGGCTAACATTTCCAGCCCTTATCCCCGTCCTCAAATCGAACTCAATCAACAATGCTTTCATTATTTTCCTCCCCTTATAAAAAATTAGATTAGGCATATAGTTTGCCTCATACATTATCCATTAGCTACCCTGCTTGACTTCACAAGTAACAGTCAACTGCAAAGTATCTCCGCTACCCAAAGTCTCTGTATTATATACAGCTCGCAATAGACTGGTACTAGCGTGAGTAGTAGCACCCATACATACAACTACCTCTTTAAATATATGCCCACTTAAATCAGAATACGTCCAGGTATGTTGCCACTTACCTTTATTAGATGCACTATAAGCATGTGTACTATTAACATATTTAACATTCGTACCAGTTGCCCCCAAATCGGTATTACCCGCTGCCGCGGCTGCTGAAGTATTTCCTACTCCCATACCTACAAACTTAGTATAAGTAGGACTACTATCAGCTAATATCTTTGCAACCTCGACCATTCCCGTGGTCAAAATCGCTGAGCTCACCTTAGCCAATTTTCGTCACCTCCATTCAGAATTCTTCTATCTTCCTTTTATGCCTTTTATCATGACACTTTTTACACAAAGTAATTCCCTTAGCTACCCAGAATGACTCATATTTTTTAGCCAATTCAACTAAAATTTCCTTATCTTCAATAGGAGAAAATTGATTATACTCTTGGAGAAATTGTTTAAATAGTTCAATGAACCTAACTGGAAAATGATGGGCATGCAAGCGTATTCCTTTCTCTCCACAATCTTGGCAAGTAAAATTATCCCTTTTAAATATGGTCATCCGCCAATTATTATACTCTGGCAGAGATCTGATCATATTCTCCAAAGAAGAAACTCCTCCCTTCCAATAAGAATTCTTCTTACCTCTTTTGACTTCACTCTGTTTTCTCCTAGTCTCATCTGAATCCTTCTTCCCTAAATGGGACTGTCTATTCTTCTCTTTAGATTCCTCTGTATGTCTATAGCCTTTTCTACTCGCCACATATTTCTTGACTCTCACATCAGATTCAGCAGTCAGCCCTTTATTCCAAGGGATATCACCTTTCCTGAACACTATTCACTTCCATCTTTTAATTCCTCTAATTCTTTCAATAACTTAAGTATCTTTCCCACTATCTGTAATCTCCTTATTATATTAGTTGAATTCTTCTTTTTTCCCTTAATTATATTCCCACTATTATCTCTGTGAGTAACATCTAGCCCTATACTTAACCCAGCCTTTTCTCCTAATCCCATTATATCACTCCCATCTCTTTAAGAAGAACTTCCAAATTACTTTTTATCTCACCGTCTGAAAGATTATCATAAAAGTCCTTCAATTTTTGAATATCATCTGTTTCGGTATTATGGGTATGCTTTTGAACATTTATTACTTTACCATTTTTATCCTTATGCACTATATCTAATGTGACTTGCAACGGTAAATTTGTTTTCATAATATTTCTCCTCTAATCGTAGGCCGATACTTAGACTTCCCGATGTGACTACATACAAAACTTGTATCCACATATATCTGGAATCCATACTTCTGTTTAGCCTTCCAGCAAAATGACCAATCACTCCCAGTCATCCTACCTCCTTTAAATGGCTCTCTTGACATCTTACCTTGTCCTATAAAAAGATATTCAAAATAAGGGGAATCCATTGCCAAAAAGACTTCCCTTTTAATAATTGTAGCACCCATCCCAAGCCCATCACAAGCATATAATTGATTAACAGGCCAATTCAAATCTGCTATCATACCATAATCTTTTGTAAGACGCGCAATAGTAGATACTTCTCCAGGCATCCTCTTATTATAAAGCCCTCCAATCATATCTTTATCTGCATCTATTAAATCTTTAATTCTAGATACATCGTACTCCATATCCGAATCGAAAAAAAATAGATATTCCGCGTCCATCTCAAGAAACTTATTCACAATATCATTCCTTGTGAATGGCATATTACAACTCGAAAAATATCCGATATACTGTGGAAGATAGAAAATGATATTAGGAACAATAATCTTACCCGATTTCCCCATTGCATTCTGAACGAATTGTTCCTGTAAATTTCCTACTAATTTTGCATATGGTGTCAGAAGAGATATAACCGAATCTGATTCAAAACCTTTATAGCAAGCTAAACCTAAATGAACTGATTTAATCAAAGGTTCTATAAACTCATCTTCATTAGCAAATCTAAATAATAATCTACCTTGCCTCTTCTTAAACTCAAATTTCTGTCCTAACTCTTTTAACTTATTTCTTAATTCTATCTCATTATAATAATTTACATGCTCTTCTATAACATTACCATTTTCATCTTTCATCAAACCATTCGGAGTGGAAATAATACATTCTTTTCCTACTCTAATCATTTCCTTTAATAATTCATCGTCTTCATCAATGTGCTCTATTAGCTCTTCAGCAATGACCAAATCGAAAGAATTATCTTTAAAAGGTATAGGTGGGACTTTAGCTACTTCGGCATTGAAGCCATGAGCCTTAGTGATCTTTACTGCATAAGTAGAGATATCCAATCCGATAATATCAATATCTGGAATAGCCTCTCTAAGTCTTAGCATCAACGTCCCTGCCCCACAACCAATCTCTAATACCCTTAGATTAGGTCTTACCCAATTAGCAATAACATAATCTACTTCATTCTGATATGGGACTTGATCAACAGAAAATACTCCACTCCATTTCTTATCCCAATATTCAGCTGTATTAATGTTCTTTATTTGTGGCATTTAATGCCTCCTTTTATTCTTTATGGTGTCCATGATAAAGAAAGCGTACAGTTAGAAAGCTCTGCATATAAATTAGTCCCAAATCTTATACCTGGATAAAAATTCATTGTATCCATAAGATTAGTAGTGCCTATATTCATCCTCCATAATACAGTACCAGCAACACCACCATCTCTTATTTGAATATAACCATCGGAACTGCCAGAATGCATAAGACATAAATCATTCACCCTTCCAGATATTGTTGAAATCGTAAGAGAAACAGTAATATAAGTAGCTAGTGCTCCATTCAATTCCCATTTTTTTTCTAAATCATAATAATTCTCTATCAATAAAATCACCTCTCATTTATCTCCTTTAGATACTTACTTGCCTCTTTTCTGAGCACGCTCTTTAAGATTTTTCTTACGAGTGACCCATGCCTTTTTAGCTCTATGGCTGAGTATAGGATCTTTCGTATCTTCTAATGTACCACTATGTAAAACTTCTTCATTATCTTCAACTATCTTCCACCTCATCGCAACTAAACAATCTACAGTAACCTTCCTATGAACAATCGTCTCTCCATTTATAATATGTGCTACCTCATTATAAAATGGAATATTATACTTCTTCCTAAAATCTGGAAGATTCCTCTTATCATAATCTGGTGCTCTTAATTTCCACAATTTAATACCTCCTAATTATCTTTTAACTCATATACTATCTTATAGATATCATCTACTTTACATTCTATTCTAGAGAGTCTATTATCCATATTTTTACCATTAGTAGTTATAGCTCTAATACTCTCACTATTCCCTATTGCTCTTTTTTCCGCTGCTTCAGCCACCTTTACAGCATGAGCAGAATTTCTATTTGAACTATATGACCAACTAGCAATTAGACAAGTAAATAAACCTACGATTATTAAACCCATTATCCAAATCGTTACAGTCTTATGATTTCCAGTATTCATATCCCCTCCTAAATCAGTCCAATAGAAGTATAACTTCTCAAATTATAAATTTCTCATACAATGACATATACTTCAATGTCAATTTCTTTTCGCTGTCAATCCGCTTCAATATATCAACAATCATCTGTCGAGCTTTCTCACCAACTGTGATATCCTTATCCTGCTCTATCTTATCATCCCACTCTACACTACCATCTTTCTGAGTTTGAAACTTAAACTCTTTATGCTCATCTTCACTAAAACTCAGACCATTACGCAAATCTCTAACAATCTTAAGCGTAATGTAGTCACCTTCCAACGGAAGTATATTTAAGAGTATTAATCTTTCTAAGACACTTAGTTTCATATTTAAACCTCCTAAAGACATCATTGCCTCTTTTATCAAAATTATTAGCTAGTATCGTACAAAGCAATAATATAAGATGTCCCATTCAACAACACTGAGATAAAAGCATCAGCGGATTGACCAGCAGCAGTCCAAGTCAACGCAGTAGCACCAGCTCCAACACCTTCAAACTCAAACAAGTAATCAATATCCTTCTTACCACTTGCTTGCTCATAGTGATGTCCAACTAGATACGTACTCAAGGCAGTATCAGTAACATCCATATATGAATGTTGCATTGCCAGATGTGCAGTATCAGGAATAGTTGCACCAGCTGTAGACAACTTAGACTCAGTAGCATATATATCTCCACTTGCCAACAGAGTAGCATTACTTCCCAATTCAACTCGGTTTACAGCACCAGAGAACTGATAAGCAGCCGCACTACCATACACGTGAGAATACACTCCCTGAATTTTAGCCGTCTCAGTCTGAACTGTTCTATTAGATGCACGGGCATACACAGCGGCAAAATTCTGATCTGCCGCAATAGCTGTAGCCGCAGTTTTGGCATGGATTCCAACTGCCCAAGTATTAGTAGCAGCAGAAGCACCAACCGCAACTTCACCATCTGAAGTTGCAGCCGTACCTAACCAAAAAGGTCCACCGAAAAGTATGGCACCATTCTGGCATAAGTCGGAATCAAATTGGTAGGAAGTATCCTTGTCAGTACCCAAATAGATAGATGTATCATCTGGAACTACCTGTAACTGACGTATTTTAGTCCCCAGCTTAGTTTGGTTAGCCGCGGGATTCATACTGTTGATCTTATTCGCTCCAGATACACTTAGAAGAAACCCCATTTGTTATTCACCTCCATTAATCATTTTCTTGATATAGTAGCTATACAAAACTTCCTATCTCATAGAGATAGAAACATCTACCATATACTGATTATTACTATACCTCAAAGGACATCTTAAATAGCTAAAACTTCTTATTCCTCTAATTTTTTAAAGGTACATTACCTTTTTTGAATGGCATATTATACCTCCTATCACCCAATAGTACCTTAAAGACATCAATAGTGCCTCTATTTAATTTTTATTCCATACAACCGAGTAATCGCGCACAGGTCAAAGGATCACGCAAAACGAAAACTTCGTCAGAGTATATTTCAAATCCATCGTACTGTGAACTAGTCTTGGCTAATGCCTCAATTTTAACAGGAGTCAACTCTGCAACGAAAAACTCATCAAAGTTAACAGCATATATCGAACCAGATGCCGCTTCACTATCCTGCGCAGAAGTTTCCACCGTATTGTCGCTTCGGAGATATTCCGCATCACTCATATTACTACTGACAAAAATAGGAATATCATCATAAGCCATCAGCTTGAATCCACCCTTCACTTCAACCGTATTGACAAATCTTTGAGTCACCTGTAAAAGTGCTCTTACAATCCTTCTGGATTTCTTAGTCATAATCAGAGCATCAGGAACACCTTTGCACTTATCAATCATCTCATCCAATTTTGTCAAAGTCAAACTCGTTCCACCAGTAGTACTAGCACTCTCAGTATATACTTGCTGAGAAGCCGAGTTGTACATATTGATGCACTCACCCAAACCAGATGGTATCTGACCACTCAAACCTAAACCATAACTAGATGTACTAGGAGTAAGCGAAGTACCAGTAGAACTTCCAGCTACCATAGAATGGTCTTCCACGTTTTTAAAATCCTTCAATCTATCCGCAATTTCCTCTGCAAGAATATCCTTATAGGAACGACCAATAGCCTGATACTTACGAGTCACTCTACCAGCTGCCCATAAAGTTCTATAAACCCATTCAAACATAGTGAATGAACTATCAGCCATATAGGAAGTAGCGGTTGTGGTTGTAGTCTCAGCAACCCAATAAGCTGCCGTAGTTGCAACTGCTGTTCTCCTTAGACATCTATAAGCTTTTCCACCCCCTTGGATACGGGGCACATTCTGCCTTAATGGATTTTTCCAATCAACCAGATCTGCGATAACTTTATCTATTTCTGGTTGCTCCAATAGAGCAATATATGAAGTAGAATCGCCTGAACTCAATGCTTTACGAATTCTATCTTTTTGGTCCATTATTCTTTCTCACCTCCATCTATCTTATTAGCTAAAAACAAACTTAACTTCTGAGTACCAGAAGCTTCCTGGTATTCTTTGGAATTTCTAATCTTCTCTAATCCTTCTTTTACATCTTCATCCCTTTCTTCACTTTCTACTCCTAGACCTTTCCTAATAGGAATTCTATCCTGCAATTCCTTTATAGCCTTGGATACTTCTTCCATCTTAGTAGCAAAACTCTCAAATTGCTTGCCAATCTCAGATTTATCCTTCTCAGTCTTTTTCTCCAATTTCTCTTTCTCTGCTTTGGCCTTATATAGAGCTATCTCAGCATCCTTAACCTTCTTCTCAAGAACTTCTTTCTCAGTAGCTTTCTTCTCTAACTCTTCTTTTTCTTTCTTATCCAATTCTGTCTTTTCTTTCTTCTCCAATTCTGTCTTTTCTAAAGCTTCTTTATCAGCTTTTTCCTTCTCTTCTTTCTCCACTTTCTCTTTCTCAGTCTTAGCATCCTTCTTAACTTTCTCACTATCAGCCTTTTCCTTAGCCAATACAGTAGCTTTCTCTACTACATCTTTCAAGGCAGCAGTAACCTCATCGGATAATTCAGCCTTCTCAAGTTTCTCTAAATCATACTCCTTACCCAAGACACCAATCAATCCTTTTTTGAGATCCTTTTCCATACGTTTAATCACCTCCCTATCAGACTTTGATAAACGACATGTTTCAGTACGGCTAAAATCACCTTTAGATTCTACCGTCATAGTATATTCACACGAAATAGGATTTACACTTGAACTCTCATATGAGTCTACAGAAGGTCCATAATAGGAAAAATAGAAATTACGCAATTCAGACAATTCTGCTCCATCCACCGATATCTTCGTACCTGCATCGGTCATATCACTATCTATCAAAATCTTTAGCCTCTTTTTCTTCGCCAAATCTTCCACCTCCTTACCTAATTTCTTTGTACTAGAACCCTTCATAGGAGAACCGCACTTAGGACATTTAATCTTAGCACATGGTGTAGACTCCCCAGAGCCACTTTTTTTATGCTTCTGGGAATAGCCACACTTACTACAAACACAATAAGATGTGCCTCCTACTCCCTGTCGTGGACCTCCAACACCAGCACCTTCTCCTATAGCCTTAACAAGTAAAAATTTCTTTAAATTCGCTGCTTTGTCGACTAGGGAAATCTCGTCAATTGTAATATCAAATAAATTCTTTATTTATACCACCCCCTTAACCAACCTCTTGACCATAAGCTTCACCATGTATCGAAAATCCAGTCAATTCACCTTTCTCAACAGACTCAAATATATCCTTATGATCTCCAAGATATAGCGACATATACCAATCACCTTTCATAACTCTATTCTCTGACAAGAAGCCACCCTTAAAGTGATCATCTTCTGCGAAATAGCTTTCAACAATTGGTATATTCCTCTTCTCACCTTTATGATTAACTTTAATCATTTTATTATCTTTAGCATACTTAAGCATATACTTCTTCATTGCTTTCCAGTTCTCATCAGGAGTAGTTCTATCACCTTGAGAATCAAAGCTACCATTCGATGGATATACAACTCCGCCAACTATATATTCTTTAGCATCGACTTTAACAAATCCAAATCTAGCTTTGCTAACAGTAGTATCTTCTTTCTTAATTCCCTTCTCTTCTATAAATTCAGCAGCCAATCGTATAATTTCCTCTTTAGCAACACCTTGAAGTTCTTCAGTATATCTTTCATCTGAATTCAGCATTTCACTAATCTTTTCCCACGTAACAAAATCATCTGATTTCTTAACTTTCTTCTTCCATTTACCATCAACTTTCTTATAAGCTTGTTTGAATCTATACCAAGCATATCCAGCTGGGTTCTCAGCAAATGATTTTCCCGCATCGTAGAACTTGCTCCAGGTGTTGGCTTGTGTGAGTGATAGCCCAGCCCCCCTAACGGATTTAGGCACATCCTTCATGCTACTCCAAGGCTTACTAATATACTCAAGTATTCCAATAGTAGATTTTGAATCTGTAGAAGCTAAACCTTCACTCATTTATCATCACCTCTCGTTGCCATATACCATTCATCTTTATTTAACTTAGTCCTCAATACAATAATCTCTCTTTGTAAATCCATAACATTATCTTTAAGCATACCATTATCTTTAGTCAGCTCTTCAATACTGACTAATAGGCTATCTATGAATCTCCTGCCACATGAGATGTCTTCCCTTTCGATACTTCCCTACCCCCTTTACGATATATAAGAAATCCTGATGCAGAACCTAATACAGGTTCTACTTCTGCTACTAACTCATAATTACCAATAAATCTTTCTACAATATTAGTAATGTCTCGCGCATACATACCATAAATTCTCATATCTCTATCTTTCTTAATGATACCCAAAGGGTAGGTGTATAAAATAACAATTATGGCATTCGAACCAAAAATATTCTCTATAGTCTTAACTAAAACATCTTTATCTATAATATGGTATAAAACATCAATACACATAATACAATCTAAAGACTCAATTTTCTCTCTTATAACTTCTGGAGTATAATCAAAAAAATGAGCACACTCAAAATAATAACCAATCCTATCCATAAATCTTAGCCTACATATTCTAACAGCCTCAACAGAAACATCTATACCAAAATATAATTTAACATTCAATAAAGAAGCTAATTGACCATCCCCACAACCAAAATCAAATACAGAACCAATCTCATATTTCTTGAATATATAATTTAGAAAATCTGCTTTATATCTTAAAGACTTTCCTCTACTACCAACTCCAGAATCTTCTCCTCTTGCATATCTTCTATCCCAGTAAAGTTTCTCATAAGCATCATTCATTCTACTTACTCACTATAGAATAGATACTATCTTTACGATACACAATGAATCCTGCTCCTGAACCAAAAACTGGCTTAGTTTCTTTTATTATCTTATATCCATCAACTATATTCTTTAAAATAGGAACAATATTTCTTGGATACATCCCTTGGGGAGTCAGATCTTTATCTTTTTTAATAGCACCAAAAGGATGAGTATATAGGATAATAACCTTAGCCAATGAATCAAAAATATTTTCTAGAGTCTTGACTAAAACTTCCCTATCTAAAATATGATATAGAACATCAATACACATAACACAATCTAAAGACGAACTAAACTTATCTCTAATAACCTCTGGAGTATATTCCCAAAAATGACCTATTTCGAAACGAAAATTTCCCATCATATTCCTAACTCTATTTCTACTAATCTCAATAGCAGACTTTGAAATATCAATACCAAAATAATCTTTGATGTACAATAAACTAATAAAACGACTATCTCCACATCCAAAATCAAAAATAGTTCTGACACCATAATCCTTAATGATACCATTAACAAAATCTACTTTAAATTCTAATACTCTATCTCGACTGCCAGCACCAGATCCAAAACCCCATTTATATTGAGGTTCCCAGAATCTTTCTTCTTCTCTATCATTCATCGATATACACCGAATGCCCTCCAATGACTTAAAAGTGTATTTCCCCTACCTGAAATAATTTCAGGTAACACCACATCAATGATTATCTATTTACCTGTAATCCAGGAGGTGGATTCTTTGATCCTTTCATATCAGGTTTCATCAAAAGTTCCTCTACTTTTCCCTGATTGGATAAATCCTTTACATAGATTAATTGTCCACCAATACTCCTTGTATATACTTCTCCACCAGGAATAGTTTCTGGATGTATTTCTTTCTTTCTTCTAACATCATTAATACTCATAACTCCTTGATTAATATAACGATAATCAGCCTTAGAAATCTCTTCTTCATCTTCAAATCTTGGCTTAATTATATTAAATTTTAAGTCCCTATATCCAGCATCCTCTAGTAACTCTTTAGTAAAGAAATCATTAAACATATTAACGATAGGATATAATGTCTTGGTTCTAGAAACTTTGAACTGAACTAATGCCGTTGCTCGGTTGCTCCCTTGAAGGGCTCCAAATTCAATAGGCTGGACGCCAAAATTCCTATAAACAACTCTCTCAACAGATTGTCTTAACTCATCTAACTGAGATTCTTGATTACCTCTTCTGAATTCTACCCATTCAACTCCTGGAGTTCCATAAATTAACCTAAGATGTTCTTTAGATAACTGACCTCTATCTGCCATAAATTCCTGTTTAGCAGCATCATAAGCTACCGGACCAATCATTCCCATATTTAAAACACCAGGCGGGATGTTATCTTCAGTAAAATAAGCGGAAATATATGCATTGGAACTTAAAAGGATGGCTATTTCATCAATGATGGATTCAATAATTGGAAAGCCGTAAACGGAATGGGTAGTAGCATTAAAAATAAAATAAACTATTTCATTCGGCTTAAAATTAACTGGATCTTGGTAATTATAAACTTGTCTATAACCTTTAAGATAACCATGCCCGTCTACATCTACCTTAAATGTATGAGCATCTCTGGCATAAATCTCTAATATCTTCCTGCCAGATACAGATTTAACTTTTTCTAGAGCTCCCCCAGCATACACAAGGATATCAACAGAAAGTTTCTTTATTATCTGAGATAAAGATTCCTGATTAGAATTTGGATCTCTGAAAAAATCAGTAGCGTCTCTAATTTCTCTTTCAATTCTTCTGTTTAGTTTCTTTCCTCTTTTGGGTAATACTTCCCACGGAAGAGATGAAATCTCATTTGCCAATGAATCAACAGAATTTCTAACAGCAGATGACTTCTCATAAATTTCCCATAACTCTGACCAAGTAAGTCTACCAGTTCTACTAGTAAACATTTGTTTACTATAAACAGGGATAGTTTCAAAGCCTTTAGCTTGTACTTTCTTTAATTCTACTATCTCATTTTCTAATTTATCCAGACGATTTTTACGAGCTACTACTAATGGGAATTTCATTACATTCTGACGATTTCTATCGGCACCTCCTTTTCATCACTCTTCAATCCTAAATTCAACACTTCAAAACCACTAAAATTAACTTTATGTTCAATCTTTAAACCTTGACGAGCAAAATACATCGCCATTACTGTATCTGAGTGTCTGGCTAAAGGAAAATCCTTAAGTTCTCTCATACAAACACAAAAACTACACATACAACTATCTTCATGTTTGCTTGGGAACATACAAAATTCCCACATACCTTGTTCCATCTCCAAAGCAAGAGAAGGAACACCATCAGATAAGTCCATCTTCTTCATTCCAGTATGAAATGGAATTATCTTAACTGTATCTTTATTAGCAACTTCAAGGAGATCAATGATAACCTGTTGAACACCATTATTCTCAACAACAAACGTAGGTTCATTATAAATATCATTAAGGTCAGTCATAATATTAGCCATTTGAGAACCACTGAAATGCCCTCTTTTTATATTTCTAACCCAACGTTTCTTATCTTCACTAACAGATATAACGAAAAATACAGTATATCCCTTACTTGTAGCACCACCAGCAAAATCAACGCCGATGAAATTCTCCATACCATCAAACATTTTGGAAATCGGGTCTATCTTATAATTAGGTAATCTATCAACTACATCTTGAGAGAATACAATCTCATCGTCTGATAGAGCCTTATTCCTATAACCTCTATCAAATCTCCTTGAACCAATCTGTTTATATTTCTCTATTAACCAAGATTTCGGTCTCTTCTCTGGCCAAATAGGATTGAACTCTTCATCTATTTCTAAATGTAACCACTTATAACTTTCATTCCTAATTAAATCATGAGATAAATCATCTCTATGCCACGGTGTAGAAATATAGATGACTCTACCTCCTGGCTCAAGAGTGTTCGTCAATACATCGAAGAACTTATCTTTTACAGCTTCACGCATCTTGGGTTGCTGAATAGAATTTCTCCATGAGCATAAATCATCTGCAATAATAATAGTAGATCTATCACCAGTACCAGTAGACATAATCCCAGAAGCTTCAATAGAAGGATTTGTTGAGGAAATTTCCCGTTGAATACGGATGGATTTCTTTCTCCACCATCTGTAATCGGGTTTTAAATCTGGATAGATGTGATGAACTTCATCACTGTGGACGATAAGGTCTTTAACCCTATCAAGTCTCTTAATGGCGAGTTCGTCCGAGGCACAAATAATCTTTATACGCTCATTATGATTATTACCTAAAAAATATAAAGGTCTGAGAATAGATACTTGTTCGGTTTTACCATGATTACGAGATGCCCAAATAATAGTAAAAAGATACTCATCAATCCAATCCTGAATTTTTTTATGAATATCCCCTTGGATAAAAGGAGCATTGGTAATAGAATCTCTCATTACAAATGACGCCAAATTATTAATGTTACTTCTAGCCCTTAAATATTCTTTTTCCTTCTCAAGACCTAATATTAAATCATCAATATTGATCAAATTTAGTTATTCACCATCCTTATTATAACAAACTGAGAGCACTTGTCAAGGGGGAAGCTCTAAGATAAGCATCAGAAGCTACTTATAGCAAGTGAAAATTTGAAAATTTGTGAATTATTTTAATAGGAATCTGTTACCAATCAAAAATTACACTTCCATTCAAACGCACAAATCCGATACAATCACCTCTACAACTCTCAACCCATCCCAACCAACCAGTCTTTTTAGGAAACTTATATAACTTTACTTTCATTTTCTCACCTCATATTAACTTTCTCTAAACATACGTTATTCATTTCCTTTTCCAAGGTTATAACTTCCTTTTTATAATAATCTATTTGCTCAACCAAACGCCGCTTTCTTCTATCTAACATTCCCTTTCTATCATCCAAATCATCCAATCGACGCAATCGCACATATAGATCACTCATCAAAATATCGTCCAGAAAATCAGGATACTTCTCCTTGATAGATATCCACTCTTCAGGACTAACAAATCTACCATCATAAACAACTAATACTTCATCTCGTATAGGTAGAAAAAAACGATTCTCATCAGCAAAACCACAAACAATAAATAAATTCCACGATTCAATATCTATAGGACGTTGAACCATCCTATTTGCTACCTTCAATTTTAACCCAGAAATACTTGTACTAATAGCTATAAGCTTCCAATCATCAGAATATCTACGCCCAAGATTATCATTACGACATTTGTTATCTACCGTCATCACATACAAATCTAAACTATTCATAATAAATACTCCTATACTATATTGTAACTTTGAAAATTACAACTGGTTTATGCAATCTATCAGCCGATTTACAGTTGTAAGCTTCAAGTTCTTTATTGATATCATAACCATAAATACCATCTGTATTCTGAAGGTCAATCCTTATACTATCTCTGCAATCCTTATCAAATATAATATGCACATTCTGACTAGCTCTTGAAATTAATTGTAGACCTCTTTCAGAATAAGCATTAGCCCCTACTACACTTGAACCACGAGCATATGTATCTCCTATCCTGCAAGAATGCATATGACCATATATCACTAAGTCTAAACTTACTCCTTTACTCATATATTTACCAATGATAGTTTGAATGCTAGTCTCTACTTTACCAGTATTTATCTGATGACCATGAATTAAAAGCACATTCTGACCACCAACATTAACAACTTGCTCTGTTGGATCAGTATTTTTAATAAACGTTATCCCAACACTACCACGAAAGATATAATCCAAGATATTAAAGATTGTAAAATCATAATTATCCGTCGCTATTAAATCTATCCAACCTCTTTCCTTCGATATCCTACTCTCATTACCAGTAACACAAGCTACACTAACGTTGAAATCCTTATTCAAATCAAGTAACATTTGCTGTAAAATTTCTACCGATAAAAACACAGCTTTACTACGATTTGTAGCCTGAGCCAACAATTCGTCAAGCCTTCTATCTGAATTCAATAAATCTCCAGTCATAGCAAACAAAACATTCTTCACATTAAAGACACTAAGATACTCCTTGACTCTACTAATGAATTTCTTACATCTCTTAGAAGCAATAGAGAAATCATAACTATTAACATCCAAAGCTACTAACTCATTAAAATGAGAATCGGTAAAATGCACAACAGCTGCCGCTTCCTTTCTCCCATTATCTGAATTATGTAATTCTGTCTTATCAGCTAAATTATATTCCTTTAACAATTCAACAAGCTCTCTATTAAACTCTGTAACAGCATTGTCAATTCTAGCGTATTCCCTAAATGACTTACGTTCAATTCTATTGCTGTCCATAAATCTTTGAGCACGCTTACTGAGACGCACATTCTCTTTCAGGATGTCAGGATCAACAGTGGTCTCTCTGAATCGTCGCCCACATTCCTTACAACGAAATCTCTGCACTTCATTCTCACCAATTCCATTCTTCACCACCTTATCAGAACTGCAAGTCGGACATACTAAATGTTTAAATAATTCATCGTTCATATAATTATAACCTCCTTCTCAGTCTCTTCCTTCATAGAACACTCCCAACACTTATGCTCTAAACTAACATTACGGTAAAACGGATAAAACTTTTTACCACACACGATACATATCCTATCATCATTATCTTTAAACATTCTCGTCTCCTATTTAATCCGGTGGACCTTCAACCACTGGATAACCTTTCTCTTTTAATTCTTCAAATTGCTCATCAAGAAATTTCTTAGGTTTATCATACCATATACCATCAATAACCATAAGAGCAAAAGCAGAATAGTTCAATAGGTCTATATAGTCTTGTCTAACAGATTCATTAACATCATCTCTTCCTTTCCTATCCCATAGAATATTCCTAATTCTATTCATCTTATCCCATCCACGAACAAAAACCCCTTTTATTCCTAAGCCACCGATATTATCTTTTCCGTAACCATTATTCTTTCTCACTCCTAGATTCAAAGCTTCTTCTATCTTGCACAGAAAGCCGTCGACATTAAAACCATTTAGATTTTCTTCTCTAAGAGAGATACTATACTTTTCTTCTCTTGGCAATTGTATACTCCTTATCTTGAATTTCTTGCTTTAGTTTCTTGATTAAAGTTTCTACATCTGGGAAGAACTCATCAACATAATACTCTAACGCAAATGACGCTCTTAATGCATCAATACCACCAAATCCGTATATTGGAATCTTAAGTATATGAGCAGCTCCTAAATCCATAAGCGTTCCAATACCATAAACATCATCTATTTTGACTACAATAAGATTTGCTTTCTTTAACTCTCTATCATTCCTATCCAATATCTCTGGTGCCTTACTCCTATTATTACATAAATCAGCAACTTTTCCTTTCACAAAACCAGATACATCAAGTGCCGGATTATAAACTTTCACATAAGGAAGAGGTAAAATTTCCTTTGTAAACTTCTTTCTCCATCCATTTGCTTCCCTATCAGTGAGTCCATCTATACGTCCAGCTAAAAATATTCTCATACTTAGACTCCGAACTTTCCTGAATCAATGTAATCAGCAGATAAAATTGTCCACCAATCAATCGCTAATCCAGATAAAACATATTGATATGGAAACCATGCATAACCCCCTAACCGAGGACTCCACATATCACCCCAACTATTTCTTATGAGCAATGCTCCTTTGGTACTTTCTCCAGTCTCAGGATGAACAATAACCTTATCATCATCAAAACCACAACTCACGATGGCATGACCTCCATCAACTTTATCCTTATCAGAAGGATAGGGAATTTCTCCAGTAGTTCTGGCATACTTAATTGAGTCATACACTGTAAAACCAAATATCATTGGCCATCCACATCGCAGAAACGCCTTTATATTATTCAACAATATATCCTTACCAACACCAGGAAAATCCATTCTAAAATAAACAGTAGGACGCCATCTTTGTGCAAGTGCATATACAAAAGATGATGGCTCTTTGTCAAATTTATTCTTACTATCAGTATATGGCCAATATTTTTCAGGGGGAACTCCAAACATAGCCATAGCACCAACTGTGCTTCTAATATAGGCACCAGTATCCCCTACCCAATTCAATAAATTTCTTGTAGTCTTATATAAGAATAACCGAGAAGCATCTATATGATGCCCCATCGCTCTATTCTCAAAATATTCCAATAGAGCTACACCAGCATTTGATGTACACGATCCGAGATTTCCCTGCGTTTCAACTGGGGAAAACCATTCTCTTAAATCAATTTTCTCTGGTGTATAATCCCCATAAGGATACACTTGGCTCTTTTTCAAAAGAGTCAACATTCCTTTTCCTTTTGCAATACCATAATCTCTTATATCTGGCAGATCAGGTTGCCAACCAAATTTGTACATTTTTTATCTCCTTTTTCTTCTTCCCAACACTCCAATTTATTCATTTCGTCAGACACTCTAACTAATATCATCGGGATAATATAAGAACCCTTACTGAAGATAGGCTTAAGCAACTCAGGATGAGAAGTACCACCTTGAGCAAAATCCCATCTTCCTCCACCACCACCTTTACAAATGAGAGAAATCACCTTAACTATCACATTGGACGGCAAATGTTTATGACTTGAAGCGATTACATAATTTGCTTTATCAGAACCAACAGAAGCAAGTGCTACAATTATTCTTTGCTCACTCTTCAACTCAAATAGCTACTAATCATCTTAACTTGAGATACTCTTTCATTTTCCCAATTCGCTATAAAATTAAAAATCCTATCTGACCAACCAGCCAATAGCACAGTATTTTTCTCACCTTGTGGTACTTGAATCCCCTTACCATATCCAGCTAAATCTATTGAATATAAATAACAATTAGGAGAAAATTCATTCTTATATTTACGAAAATCAGGTGTAAATTCTCTACTACTATACCAAGTAGAATCCCAACACTGCATATCAGATAGTAGAATGAATCTATCTATCTTAACTTTCCTACTTGATAATAACATAGGTGCTAAATAAGCATTAGTAGAATGACCAACTGGCATACCTCTAATAGTTTGAGCACTTGACAGAACACTTGCTTCTGGGTCTAAGGTAGCCATTCCCACCTTCTCACCGAATCCAATCACTACCGCATTAGTAACTTTATTCAAAGCGGCACCAAGAACACAAGCTACATCCGCATATGCAACAGTACTTCTATCTGATAAAACAGAATCCATTGAACCAGAAAGATCAACTGCGATGCAAGTATATCCTGACAATTCAGGCAAATTGACCAAACTTTGATTCATAGCACTACTTATAGTACGAAGAACTTTATTTGTTCTTGGAGACGCAATCTGCTGTATCTGCTTATATGCTGACAGAAAACGGAAAGGTAATAATTTACTTCGTTTCACATTCTCTGGATCTCTCAAAGCTTTAAGCAACCTATCCAATAGCTCATCATTTATCCCAACTTTCAAAACATTACGTAGGTTTCTGATACCAGCAAAATAGTTTCCAAACCTTTCACTTTCCAACCACAAATCTACAACTGATTCCCAATTCTCTTTGGTACTACCCTTACCAGAAATAATCACTTCCCAAGTATCAGGTGACTCCAAATTCTTATCAGCTAACTTCTTGAATATATCAGTATGAACATCATCAATAGGCTTGGGATGGCAAAGGAACATAGCATCCCTCATTTCTACTTTCCCTGGACGATTATACTTGGAAATTTGATATTTACTAAAACGATTAAATGAGGATGCAATAGCTTTTTTAAGTCTGGTAGGAATAGGCTTACCAAAATTATCCAGATGATATGCCATACATTCAGTAATTTCATCTGCTCTTTTGATAATATAAGGTGCATACTTAGTGATAAATCCTGTACCTTTTATCTTGGGGTGGTTATTCATCTCAATTAGGATTAACTGAGGGATGGATCGTAGATGGAATTCATTTCTGGCATAAGCAGCTAATTTTAGACAGAATTCTATATCAGTATCAGCTACCTTTCTCAATAAGGATATGAGCTCCTTATTACTATCTTCACCTGAAACATAAAACTTCTTTTCCCCTACTAAGCTACATAACACTCTGGAAATTAACTCTGTTTTTGCATCTGTTTTGTAACTTGTAGCACCTTCGTAATTGATAGTCTTACTTGAGCTTCTTTGGGCATTTAGCTTCATTAATACCTCCTATTATTTTGAAGGAAATTTTTTAAGGGAGAACAATCGGAAAGAGTTCTTTTTGGTGGAGGGGGGGCGAAAACTACCCCTTCTTGGCATGAAGTATCTCTATCCTATCACTTCCCTATTTCTATAATTGCAGATGGCAGGGAATAGCCATCAAATAAATGATGGTTCTTGTAAAAAGGTGACTGTAGGGATGTCACCAGTCCATAGATAGTTGAAGTATCTTTATCTATTACTTTCCCAAAGGAAGAACAAGCAAATAAAGTCTTTGATCCCCTGCCATAATAATATCAAGGTGGAGAGGGGTGGGATTTTCACCCACATCACACCTTTAGCATAGGAAGTAACCATACTCTATTACATCCCCTAAAGGAGAACAGGCGAGTAAGGTACATATGTGCTCTACTATTTGAGCTACCCTCACCATTGTAAAATAGCAAAGGGAGAACAGACGAAAGAGGATAGTTTTCTCCAAATAGAAGTAGCCTCTCTCAGACACTTCCCTTGATAATAACTTTATATATCTCTCCCGAGATCTCAGAGATCTGGAAGGTGGTGTCATTGATAACTATCTACGTAAGCATTATCTATTAAGAAACCCTAAACATAAGTAAATTTCTCATCTTCTCTAAATATTCTAACAACAGGTTCTTCCTTAACTATCCATTGGATTAACATTGGAACATCCCCAAAACGACCTAAACCAAATTCATAAGCATCTATTTCAGACCCAAAGAATCCAGCAACAATATCATCTTTAATAAGAACAAAACTCCATTCATAATTATCAAGCCAAATTTTCTTACATTTCAGATATAAATCATATTCTTTTTTAAGTTCCATCATAAACTCCTTCATAAATAAGAATAGTGATCCCACAGAATTTTAAGCATAGTCTTTTTTAAATAATCCACATCCAGCTCTTCCTGAAGATCTGATTTATTGTATGCTTCTCTTAATAACTTTAGATTCCTTCGAGCTATTTCTTCAATATCAGATACTTCAAACTCTCCATTTCTTACTCTCTTATAGAAGGGCGTCAAATTTCTATCCTTGACCAAAAGTTTCTCTTCATTCAATACTCTTATCCCAGAATTAATTAATCTCAGTAGATGATATGAGAATGATGTCGAATAGCCGTAGGTATCTATCTCTTTCTTTTTCTTTTCCCCTTTACATCCAATAGAACGTAATCTCCTGAGCTGTGATATACTATATCCTCGATAAGTATGAAAACATTTCTTACTGAGAAAATCTTTCCTTAACTCCCTAAATTGTAATCCAACATAATCAGTAAAGATAATATACTCATCGGATACCCATAAAGATTCCAGAATACTAGGATTAGCCTTGAGACATAATTGGAAAAATTTCCTAATATCGTAAAGTATGCCGTCATAATTATCTTCTATTATCTCATACTGTTCAACTCTATCCATACCAAATAAAGAAGAAAGAGAAGGGAAGAAGAATCCTATGAAATCTACATCAGATATTCCTTCCCTCTCCATTCCTGCTGGGATTGAACCTCGATAACATAGATATGATACCTCATATGGGCATCTCTTCTTAACCAAATTAAGAATCTGCTCGTCATATCGCAAGTCAGTTCTCCTTTTTCTCAGGCAACTTATCATCTCTTACTACTTCTTCATAATCTCGCATTAAAATTCCTGCATCTGCCAGTCTATTTTCCATTCTAAATTCAGTATGTTCTGACAGAATATAAAACTTTGCTCTATCTAAAGCCGAATAAATATCATCTGCAAAAAGATATTCACTATCTATAGCATCTTCGCATAATTCCCGAATAGCATTTATTAGATTCCAATATGACTCAAAGTTTAGTCTATTGAAATCAGCATCTTGATCATTTATTTCTGACATCTAAACCATACCAGGTAATGCAGAATTAGTTTTTAAAGAAGGTGCAACTATTGTATCATGAGGAAATTTCCAATATCCCCAACCATCTTCTATACCGCATACTGCAGATAGAATTATCTCAAAAGATGAAGATCCAACTGAAGTCTTATCTCCAAGAGAAGTAAGATACTCTCTATTCTGACAAAGAAACTTATTTAATAGAATAGCATTATTGACTGAATTTCTTCCCATAATCATAGCTTTCTGAAAAGATAAATTATGCTTCTTAGATAGTTGAGTAGCTCTAATAATAGATAATCTGTCTATCGCACTAGAAACAGAACTGTTTTCTTTTTTAGTCATTGTCTCAATCTCCTCCTTTATCGCTATCTATATTGTAACAAATTATTAGAGAAAGTCAAGTGGGTGTTTTTATCCCCTAATAATTAGAGATAGGATAGTCTATATTGATATTAGAGAAAAGAAATATTAAAATGGAAATAGGAATGCCAAAATGGAAGAAAGAAGTACTATTCTACAACTCTTATATTTTCCTTTTCCAGAGAGAAGAAAAGAAGGGTTTTGATCGGGGGTAGTAGCATTACACCCGCTTTAGCGGTGTAATGTGAACGTAAGATGACTGAAGAGGATTTGCATAAGCAAATCTGGGGTAGAGTCGCTTACAGCCGAGTCCA